TCTTTGTTCTTTGATTCATAACCCCAGAGTTTTGGATTGACTTGACCATAACCAAAGTCAATTTTCTTGACAACTCCTGGGCCATATGCATCATAGTACATATCAAATAACTCTACAGTTTTTCTGCAACGAACTAAATCAATATAATCTACGCCATTTACAGTATAAAAGATCAACCTTGCATCATTCGGTAATGACTTGTCATTTGCAGCAGCAAGAGTTGTTTTTTCTTGAAGAATTTGACACGAATACTTTTCTGGCAGAATATTCCGGTCTTCAAATCCTACCATACTTTCCTCCCTTTCGGCGGTTACGGTCATGATCGGCCTCCCCAAGTAATATCGGGATAAGCTTCTTTTACATTATCGAATGTTATTTTGTATTTATCGGTGAGTAATTTGTCTTTGGTAAGAATCAAAATTTCAGACTCCTTAGGATGAAGAATTTGTAAAAGATTGATAAACATAGACTCTCTTCGTGTTTTACTTAGAGAGTCATTGCCACCTTTGATAAAATGATAGAGTTTAGTGTATTCTCTACGCAAAGATGACTTTCCTTTACCATCTTGTTTTGTTGCTGCTTCCCCGCCACCAATCTCTTTTTGGATATTCTCGGAGAGACTACCCGAGTATGCAACTTGCTCATCAACTTCTTCATACGGAACATCACCCTCCGGAAGAAGACTGATTACAGACTCATCAAAGTTCCAAATAAAAACGGACTTGATAGAATCATGAGCATAGGTTCTCAAGACTTCAATTTTTTTAGCCTTAGTTCTTTGCTTTGCAGCAAGTTCTAAGACTTCATATACAAAAGGATTAATAGGAAGTTTTGCGATCGGTTTAACCGTCTTCTTCGTCGAGCTCGTCATAACTGTTTTCAAATCGTACTGCTAAAATTTCATCGGGAAGAATATTCCCATTTTCGTCGAACATCTCTGGGTGTGCATAGACCGGTTGTGTGTTATACATATGCTCCTTTGCGAGCCACCCTACCACACCTCCAACTAATAACATCATTATAGAGACAAGTGTGCCGATAGTCAAGGTTACTGCTAACATTTTTTTTCCCTCCAGAGAGTTATTTTTTCCTAATGTCTATGTAAAAGTTTAGGTGAAATACGAACTCCCTACGCAAGAGAGAAACCATTTTACCAAACTTTACTTGAAAAGTCTTTGGTGGCGGTTCCTTCTCCTTCCTCTTACGAGGCCTAAGCATTAATTCAAACCCACGATTTATGTGGATTTCATTATTATTTAGATCGTTTCTTTCGTCTTCCAGGTTTTCGGTCATTACTATACCTCCTTGCATCTTCTAGAAATCCCTGAAGATAATTCATAATTTTTCTGGCCTGAGGTTTTCCCAAATGACCATATGCTTCTCTAAGTTGTTTGTGTTGTTCATCTTGCCCTCCTTCTAAATATTCGTCCAATTCATTCACAAGATTTTTTATTTCATCCGCAACAGAGCTTTCTAAGAAGTTATCTGCGATGCTTTTTGGTGATTTCTTTAGTTCGAGGAGTTGATATAAATTGAGATAATACTTACCTTCAAATACGAAGTCGATTGCTTCTTCTACAATCTCGTAAATCTCTTGTTCCATTTAACGCTTTAAAGCAATTTTTGTTCTCGTAGATACTTGACAGTTTCCGTACATCCACCAATTACAGTGTCATCTGAAAGGACCTGAGGAAAAGTAGATCCCTGTCCAAACTTATCATAAAACTCTTCACGGGTAAAGTCCCTATCAAGTTTATATATCACATGCCGTATTTCAGCTAGTTGCAAAGCACGGCATACTTTAACACAGAATGGACACCCATCCTTAGAATATACAGTAAAAGTCATTTTAAATTAGAGGTAGAGACATTTACATTACTCCAATCATTCTCAAAAATCTCCATGCCTTTATCCGTAAGAATATGATCGTACATCTGCTCAAGAATCTTAGGTGGCATGGTCACAATATGAGCTCCATTATACCAAGAACGAACTGCTCTCTGAACACTACGAATGGAAGCAGAAAGAACCTGAGTCTTAATACCATGGATTTGATAGAGTCCGGTAATAGACCGTACAACCTCCAGGCCTGCCACTGATTGGTCGTCTAAGCGTCCTACGAAGGGGGAAACATAAGTTGCTCCTGCCTTCGCTGCTAGAACTGCCTGAGCAGCAGAGAAGATGAGCGTAACATTAGTCTTAATCCTTTCTTTTGATAGTTCCCTACATGCAGCAAGACCATCACGGGTACATGGAACCTTGACAGTGGTAACAGGTCCAAACTTATCGGACAGTCTGATACCCTCAGTGAGCATCTCCTGGGCGTTTCCCATGACTTCCATGCTAATATCATTAACTCCCATATCAGAGAGTTCTTGATATACATCATCTGGGTTACGACCAGACTTCATAATCAAAGTTGGGTTTGTAGTAATACCATCAACTAAACCCGTCTCAAAATACTTACGAATGGTATCGGTATCAGCTGTATCCAGAAAAATTTTCATAGTCTTTTATTATTAAAAATAAAAAAGAGGGTGTTTACCCTCCTAGTATATCACTCTTCGTTTTGTTTGTAAAGATCTTCTAGTTTTTCTCTTGAAAGATCAACATACATTACTTCTTCACCGTCAACAGGTGCTTCTGGATGTCTTGGTTTAGGTGGTTCGTCCATCATTTTATTGATGGATTGAATATTCCCCCACATCATTGCGAATGAAGCTCCTGCAATGATTCCAAAGCAGAGAAAGTAAAAGAAAACTTCAAAGTTATTCATTAATTTTTACCTCTGTTTCTGGAACTGTTGCTTCACTGATAATTCTACTCAAAATTAAATAGTCAAAAGAAAATTTCCCTGGTCCACATAACATAATAGCAGCTGCTCCGCCCCAGTAAAGACCTAATAATTCTAACAAATAAATGTTGAATCCATTAAATACAACGGCATGATATATCGCAAAAGATGCTGTCATAACAATTGAGAGTGCTCCGAAACGAGTCAGAAGTCCAGTAATTAATAACCAACTGCCACCAATTTCGGATATAGCTGCACAGTATGAAAAGAAAATTGGGAATGGAAGATGTAGAGGCCTAACAAAGGCATCTGCAAAGTTTTCAATACTATCTAATTTTTCATAACCATGGTGTATTAAAAATATTCCGACACATAGTCGGAGTATTAACATCCCCAGAGATTTTATCATAGTGCATTACCTCTTGGTAGTACCTCTTCTGGGAATACGAAATTCTCATGTGGTTGATCCACTGGTGCCATCCATGCACGAAGACCTTCATTTAAGAGAATATTCTTTGTATAGAACGTTTCAAACTCTGGATCTTCCGCAGCACGAATTTCCTGTGATACAAAATCGTAAGCACGAAGATTGAGAGCAAGACCAATGATTCCAATAGAAGAGGTCCAAAGACCCATAACAGGTACAAACAGCATAAAGAAATGAAGCCAGCGTTTATTGCTAAAAGCAATTCCAAATATCTGGGACCAGAAACGGTTTGCAGTAACCATTGAATAGGTTTCCTCTTCTTGAGTGCTGTCAAAAGCTTTGAAAGTGTTCGCTTGATCACCATCTTCATACAAAGTATTCTCTACTGTAACACCATGAATCGCAGAAAGCAAGGCTCCTCCCAAAATACCTGCTACACCCATCATATGGAAGGGATTGAGCGTCCAGTTATGAAAGCCCTGGAGAAAGAGAAGGAATCGGAAGATCGCCGCAACACCGAAACTCGGCGCAAAGAACCAACTGGATTGTCCGAGTGGATAGATGAGAAACACACTGACAAAAACAGCAATAGGCCCAGAGAACGCGATGGCATTGTATGGTCTAATTCCTACAAGACGACTGATTTCAAACTGCCGAAGCATGAATCCGATCAGGGCGAAGGCACCGTGGAGCGCCACAAAATTCCAGAGTCCCCCAAGTTGGCACCAGCGGACGAAATCTCCCTGAGACTCAGGACCCCAAAGTAGAAGAAGAGAATGACCCATAGCATCAGCAGGCGTTGACACAGCCGCTGTAAGAAAATTAGCACC